AACCGTCCCCCACGACGTCTGCACCGTGGTCGCCATCTGCTGCGAGAGGGTCATGAGGAGCTTGAAGCGATCCATCATGTCCTCGGGGAGGGCGCCGCCAGCGCCGCCACCCATGATCCCGGCCGTCTCCTTCGCGGGGGTGACAGTCTCGCCACCAGCGAAGTTCATCAGCTCGGGCCCCTGCTCGCCGACGAGGTGAACGCCCCGCGTAGCGCCGGGAGTTCCGTTGGCGTACGGAGAACCAGGAACCAGGCCACCGTATACGGCCCTGATGTATCGCGCGGACGCGACCATGTTGGCCAGCGGGTCGAGGATGTTGTTCGGCAGGCTCGGGTCACGATAAGCCGCGAACGTGGACGGGATGACCTGCATCAGGCCCTGACTCGCCTGCCCCATGGCAGCGTTCGAGTCCCAGTTGTTGACGGCCAGCGGGTTTCCGCCCGACTCGGCCGCCATCAGGGCGAGGAACGCCGGGAGCTGATTGGCGGAGATTCCGGCCATGGCGAGAGCCATAGCCGCAAGGGGCGCCCAGGTTGAGACGTCCCCGCCACCCATCATCGCCGACATGTCCGGGGCCATCTCTTCGGCCTTGTTGGTGACCCAGTCGATGGCGCCCTCGATGCTCTGGGAGCCCATCTCGGCCATCATGTCGCCCATCATGCCAGCGGGCGAGTCGTCGAAGCCGATCCAGTCGAACGCCATCTCCACGGCCGACCTGTCGATCGCCGCCAGGAACATCCCGACGATGCCGCTCATCGCCCCACCGGCGACCTCGGCCGCCTTGTCGGCTACCGGGTTGTCGTCGTTGAACGGGTTCGCGATATCCGCGATGGTTCCCACGACGCTGTCGAAGATACCTCCGCCACCGCCGTCGTCGTCACCGCCACCGCCGCCTGTCATGTAGTCCGCCAGCGAGCCGCCGAACTTAGCGATCTTCCTGAGGATTTCGCCGACCGAGGCGCCGAACATGTTCTTGATGAAGTCGATCGGACTGAAGCCGCCACCGCCGCCACCGCCCACGCCGAGGCCAGAGCCTCCAGCCAGGAACGAAGCGACCTGAGCCTGCGCCGCCGCAGACAGTTCCGGGTGACCCATCAGAACCGCATGGATGTGCGGAGACATGCCCTCGGCCGGGCCACGGATCCATGCCGCGAAGCCTGCCGCCTTGAGAGCGGCCAGGACCGCCGGAGAGGTGGAGCTGATGTCGACCGCGCCGCCGCCCAGGTGAGTGCCGCCGGACAGGCTGCCGTCGGAGTACTCGCCCTGGGAGACCATGCCGAGCGAGACGCCAGCCTTGGCCAGCGCCGCCGCCGTCATGCCGCCGACAGCGAAGTGCTGCACGCCGCCGACCATGCCGCCGTCAGCGAAGCCCTGAGGCCCACAACCCCTGCCGCCGGGGCTCCACCTGGAACCTCGGCGAGGGGCACGCCCCTTGCTGAAGTAGTGGTTCGCTCCGTGGACGAAGTTCGCCCCGCCCAGGCCGCGCACCGCCTCGGGAACGAGGACACCCTCGCCCCTCGACAGCACCGCCGGGACGGTGTCCCTGCCCGGCGCATAGCCAGGCACAGCACCGCCGTTGGAGAAGTTGGCGACGCCGCCCGCAGCGAAGTGCGGAACTCCGCCGACCATGCCGCCGTTGGCGAACTCGACCTTGATTTCCGGGATCGAGATGTCCATGTTGAGGGCGGACGCGATGTTGTTGAAGCCCTTGATGAGCAGGTTGATGGGCTTGAGGAGCCAGTTGATGGCGTCGGCGATGACCTTCTTGATCAGCTCCCACCACTTATGGGCGCCATCCTTGAGGGTCTTCCACAGCAGATCCCAGGAGTCCTGAAGCTTCTGCGAGAAATCGTTATAGATTACTCGCACCCCGGTACAGAGCTGCTCCCACTTCTCCTTGATCCAGTCCCAGACGGCTTTGGCGGCGTTCTTGATGGCGTTCCAGAACAGGTCCCACGAGCCCTTGAGGGCGCTGGCGAAGGTGTTGTAGACGGTCCGGACGGCGTCGACGAGGGCCTGCCACGCGGTCTTGAGCCAGTTCCAAACCGTCTGCGCGGCAGTCTTGATGGCGTTCCAGAAGAGGTTCCACGACCCCGTCACGGCCGAAGCGAAGGTGTTGTAGGCGGTCCGGACGGCGGTGAGGAACGTGTTCCACGCGGTCTGAAGGAAAGCCCAAACCGCCATCGCGGCGCCCTTGATGGCGTTCCACACCGTATTCCAGGCGGAGCTGAGCGCGCTGGAGACGGTGCTCCAGATGACCTGCACGCCGACGATGAAGTTGTGCCACGCAGTCTGAAGGAAAGCCCAAACCGCCATCGCTGCACCCTTGATGACGTTCCACACCGCATTCCAGGCAGCCGACAGGGCTCCGGACACGGTGGACCAGATCGCCTGAAGGCCCGTGATGAACAGGCTCCAGGCAAGCTGGAGGGAGGTCCATACGAACTGGGCAGCCGTCTTGATGGCGTTCCACACGGCGTTCCATGCGGTCGACAGCGCGCCGGATACGGCAGTCCAGATCGCCTGAAGGCCCGTGATGAACAGGCTCCAGGCAAGCTGGAGGGCGGTCCATACAAACTGGGCAGCCGTCTTGAGGGCGTTCCACACGGCGTTCCAGGCAGCCGACAGGGCGCCCGCCACGGCGTTCCAGGCGGTCACGATCGCATTGATCGTGGCATGCCAGGCCGTCTGAAGGGCCTGCCAGATCATCGAACCAAACGCCTTGATGGCGTTCCAGACCGTCGACCAGTTGTTGAGCAGGATGAGCAGGGCTCCGACCGGGCCCAGGATGAGGAGCACGAGCTGGCCGAGGCCGGTGGTCAGGAAGGTGTAGACCGTCGAGAAGACCGTCTTGATGAAGTTCCAGGTGTACGTCCAAGCCGTCTGGAACCAGGTCGTCTTGGTCGCGATGATCGCGATGGCCACGCCGAGGGCGACGAGCCCCATGATGATCCAGCCGAGGGGTGTGGTCAGCAGCGCGGTGTTCATGATCATGAAGGCGATGCGCAGGGCGATGAAGGCAGCCGCGACCGCGTAGATGATCGTGGGGTTCATCGCCCCGAGCAGCGCGATCATCGCGTCACGCAGGGGCGGGCAGTTCAGGACCAGGAAGAGTATCGGTGCCCTGAGCAGGAGCATCGCATTCGCGAACGCCTTGACCGACTCCGGGTTGATCGCTGCGATCGCTCGCAGCGAGTCGGTCAGGACGTGCAGCACGCCGCCGCTGAACTGATGGAGGGTGTTGAAGACGTTGGCCAGGGCTTCGCGGAAAGCCTTCCAGAACGCCTGCACCGCAGGGGCGTTGTCCCTGACGTACGTGAGGAATCGCTGGAAGCCGCCACCGTCGGACCAGCTCTTGAGTGCCGCCGCACCGGCAGCGATCGACTCCGCCATGCCCTTGGTCAGCGGAGCGAAAGCCCGGAAGCCGTCGCCCAGCACGTTCAGGACATCCTTGCCCGCCTGCGAGAGGCTGGGCATGACCGTCTTCGCGATGGCCGACAGCAGGTTGCTGTAGTTCCTGGCGCTATCGCCCTTCGTCCACGCCTCGAAGTCTTTGGAGATCTGGAGCAGCGAGGGGTGTATCGCGTCCACCAGGGGCTTGAGCAGCTTGATGCCGCTGGTCAGACCCTGGACCACGTTCGTCGCCGTCGCCAGCGTCTTGTTCTGGGTGCTGGAGATGAACTGCGCCCAGGCGGACTTCATTCCGTTGACCGAGGAGACGAACTCCTTCTGTACGGGCGAGAGCGCCTTACCGGCCTTGGCCATCTCCATCGTCTTAGAGATGGCCCCCTTTAGTGCGGCGACGTACGCCCCAACGGCGGCGCCTACGGCGACCGACATGGTCGTAAAGGCACCGGCGGTCTGGAGCGCAGCCGCGCTCAGGGGGATGAGTGCGGGGAGGACCGAGGCCACCGCCGCCCCAACCATCTTCCACCGGTTAGGTATTCCGCCGAGGAGGTTGGTGTGTCGTTGCAGGTCGCCGTTGATGGTGGCCATCTGCGCCCTCAGGGCAGCGAGGTCACGCCTTGCCTGCGTGACCCCGTGCCCCGAGTACCGGGAGAGGATGGAGAAGCCAAGCGTCGTAGTAGTCGCCATGACCTAGCCCTCCTCTCCCGTATCTGCTGAATCGATGTGGATCTCCAACAGCTCGTCCTCTGTCAGGGGGAGCCACTCAGCCTCGTCTTTGTCGACTTCGTCGACGGCGGAGCCGGACTCCTTCAGGGCCTCATACGGGCGCGGGTAGCGTGCCGGTTTCTCGATCGGCCCGCGCTTGTGATTCTTGTCCGTGAAGTGGGCCTGCCCCAACAGGTACGCGATCGTCTGGAGTTGATCCAAGACGGTCGCGAGGGCTTCCTGACTCCACTCGCCGTTGATCGGTCCGTGAGCGCGCTCGAACGCCATCCACTGGCTGAACTCCATGGAGTCCATCGACTTGAGCGTTTCTCTCACGGACCGACGCTGGGCAGCGGCCAACCTGAACTTGAAGGTCAGACGCTCGTCTCGTCGAAATCCTCGGTCAGCTCCTCGATGTCCTTGTCGCTGAAGCCGTTGATCTCCTGGCACTTGGCGAAGAGGCGGTCCAGCGCCTTCGACGACTTGCGGCCCAGCCGGGCGACGTCGCCGGACTCGAAGACCCGGTCACCCTTGGCGTTGACCATGCAGCGGGCGACCAGGCGGGCGCGCAGGTTCGCCAGGTTCGGCTTCTGCTTGCCGCCCTTCATTGTGACGGTCGACGCCTCGAACTCGTCGCGCTCGTAGGCCGACAGCACCTTCAGGCGGACCGACCGCTTCCACTCCGGGACGGAGACCACCTCGGTAGTGATGTCCTCGATGTCGAAGACGTCCTGGGCCTCATCGACGAGGGGAAACTCTTCGACGTTCTCGTTCTCGCTCATGCTTGACTCCTTGCGTTGCGGGTTGCGGGTGTAAGGCACGGACGGGAGCACCCGCGAACATCCCGTCCGTGCCAGTCTGTTGGGCTAGTCTGCGATCCGGTCCGCCGCGCGTTCAAGCACGTTATGCAGGCCGCTCTCGATGTATTCCTCGGAATCCGAGAACGTCGAGATGAACCACGAATAGCCGGGGTTGCTGAACCAGCGGTCCTTGTCTCCGAAGAGGGGGTGCCGCCAACCCTTGGCCCTGTCCAGGCCTCGGGGGATGATGCCCTCGCTGCGTGTAGGCATGCTCGTCTGGATACGGACGCCGCCAGTTCCCTGTCGTTCGACACGGACACCAGCGGCGACCCGGGCCCGAAGGCCTGTATGTCCAGCGTTGCTCGGAGTCGGGAGCCCAAGCACCCGACTCCGAGCAATCTTTGCCAGATGCTCCGCGTCCTTCTCGACGGAGTCGCGGAGGGCGATCGGCAGCAGGTAGTCCTCCCGGCCGAGAGCCTCAATGATCCGTTCCCACTCGGGGCCCGAGATGACATTGAAGCCCAGTCCGGGCCCGGCCATCAGCTAGTGGCGCGGGCGATGCCGGACCGCTGGGCCGGGAAGGTCACGTCGGTCGTGGAGAGGTCACCGACGTCACCGGCCAGCGGGGTGTACTCCAGCAGGATGCAGGTGCCGGTGTACTCCGGGTTCGACGCCGACTTGGCGGCCGACGTGGGTCGGACCTTGACGAGGAACTCGGTCTCCAGGTCCCACAGCGGGAACAGCACGGAGTCGACCTTGGTCGCCGCGAAGTCCTGGTGGAACGTGATCTCGAACGAGTCGTCCTTCAGACCGTGAGCCCGCTCGCGGCCAGAGCCGGAGAAGTTGGTCGTGTCGATCTCGTCCTTGGACAGGTTGATCGTGCAGGAGGAGGTGTGGGTCGAGAAGTTCGTACCGTTGACCTCGATGAAGCAGTCCCTGAGGACCAGCTTGGCCATAGCCAAGTCCTTTCTTTACGAAGGTGGTTGGCTGGAGGTCAGCCGACCTGAACGACCGCGACCTGGAGGGTGGCCCCGGAGTTGGTGGCGTTGACAGTGCAGCGCCCGACGCCCGCGACAGGGGCGTCCGAGTACTCCTTGCGGAGCGGGATCCAGACTTCGCCCGTGGTGGCCGGGACGTTGGTGATGACGTCCGGATTGGGCTGGCCGTACGCGTTGTTGCCGGGGACCACGATCGTCACGACCGCGATGGAGCCGCCGGTGTTCTTGTAGAGGAGGAAGGTGTTGTACCCGTTGCCGACCTCAGCCGTGTCGGACGCGGACGAGTTACCGGTTGTCGGCTTCGTGCCCGCGTCCACCAGGAGCTGGGTAGTGAGAGCAGCCATCGCTCAGGGGGTCCTTTCTTCTAGCCCATCTGGACGATGGCGACGGTCACGGCGGTCGCGACGTCGAGGGTGATGGTGCAGCGTCCGGCCCCGGCAACAGCCGTATCCACGTACTCCTTGCGGAGCGGGATCCAGACCTCGCCCGTGGTGGCCGGGAGGGTGATCGCAGGGTCCGGGTTGGCGGACTGGTACGTGTTCGTACCGGGGGCCACGATCGTGATGGTCTTCTGGGTGCCGGTGTTCTTGAAGACGGCGAACGTGCTCTTGCCGTTGCCGACCTCGGCGGTGTCGGACACGGAGGCCGCACCGAAGGTCGGGGCCGTGCCCGCAGGCACAACGAACTGCGTACTGAGAGCAGCCATTGCTCAGGCGTTCCTTTCAGAGAATGGAGCCGTCCGTGTGAACGTCGACTCGGAGTATCGCGCCGACCACATCGATACGGGCGTCACGGTAACCGCCGCCGTACTCGTGCACGCCGGAGACAAAGGCCTGGACGTAGCCGTACTGCTCGCCTACGCCCAGATCTGGGGTGTTGAAGATGGCCTCGCGGATACTCCTCGGTCCGGCCGACTCCAGGAACTCGTCGAGTTCGTCCTGGCTGTTCTCGGCGTCGCCGCGCTGCACGACGACGTAGACGTTGAACCGCCACATGTCGTCGCCGCGCGCCATCGCCCCGTCGAAGTCTGCACGGTGAACGTCCAGGCAGACGGCGGGGGTTTGGATCAGGTCCGGGATGTACGTGAAGACGTTGACCTCTTTCGAGGTGACGTGCGACTCGATCGTGTCCGCAAGGGCCTGCTTGATTCTCGCGAGTGACGCCATGTCAGCCTGCCGGGATTCGGTTGCGGCAGTACCGCGCCAGCTTGCCCGCAGCGATGCGGTTGTCGCGGACGTGGTAGATGTTGCCGAACTGGTCCATGCCAGCGGTACCGAACGGGGCGTCCTTGAGCTGGAACGTCTCGGCCGCGATGATGACCGCAGCCTGACGCACAGCTTC